TTCCATATCAATTCCCATTATACATTAAATTTTGATAACAATTTATGCTGTCTTAGGGCCTTCGCCCTTGGGGTTTCTTCCAGAGATAGCGGCTGGACCGTCTGACTGCTGAGCCATGCGCTCCGCATCTCTCTGACGCTCATATTCCTTGTCCTGCTGCTCTACCTGCATATCTGCCTGCTCCTTGCCAGAAAGCACGAGCGGATCATCCCCACCATCCATCTGTGGGTAGCCAATCTCTTCACGAATCTCATTGGGAACAAGAGCCTTGATCTTTGCGTAGCGCTCATGAATCTGAGACATTGCAACCTCATCAAGGAGGCTTACCTCGTTGAATTTCAACTCAACAACGTCTGTCTTTTCCTTAATGATCTTGTTTATAGCCTTTTCAATGTATTGCTGTAGCGGAGCGCAGACCTGATCACGGAACGTGCGATCTTGAGACATTGCTGCGGCTGCCGCGCTTCCATCGATGCCGCCCAACTTGGATAGTGGAACCTGATGAGCCATGAGAATGTCATCGCGGTTTCTCATTCTGTACTTGTCAAATGAGGCTTCCTGAACGCCGTTCTCAATTGGATGCATTTCAAACTCAATCTTCTGTCCATCCTGATCACCGGGAAGCGGAATCAAAAGAGTTCTGTGATTCTGTCCCTTAAGACCTGTCTGGAAGAATCGGAACAACTTGTCTTCTGCATCTGGACTCAACTTGGCACCCTTGACGGTGATGATGTAGCGAGGGACTGCCTTGTTCTCAAAGTAATCAATATTGTACTGTGCCGCCATTTGATCGCCCTTTAGAGAGGTGAATGCTGCTACGATATCTGGAACTCCATAGAATGTGTTGAGCGGAGAGTATTCCTTTAGGTGAATGACCTCGTTTGGTCGTGGGTCGTCTGTTACAGGATTGGAGTTCTTTGCTCCAAAGTTACGGAAGTATACTATTGTTCCAGCAATGATCTGGACAAACCCATCGCGCATGCGGCGCACACGCATAGTGGTGGCAGGAATGTGACCAATGTAACCAATGTCGCCAGCGACTGTTCGACCTATCTCAATGTACCCGTTTCCCGTGGCCTGCATATCGGTAACGACCTTCTCAAGAATCTTGGTAAGGTTCTCATCCTCATTGAGTCCATCAAGCCACTCTGACAAGTCTACCTTTAACTGCTCAATCTTTCTCTTTGCCTTCTTCTTGGCTGACTCATTTGTCATGCCCTCTAGTCTCATTACGGTGTTGGCTGTCATATCGAACTTGTGCCCCATGCCTACGGTATTGGAAACCTTGGTGTCAATGGCTGCGTGGTTGGCAAAAGAGGTGTCGTAGTATGCAGACAATTCATATAGATTGTATGGTGGTGTAATGAGGTCGAATACGCCGTACCCATTACGATAAACAGTACCGGGATTGATTGTCTTTGAGCCAGCATCGTGATCTGCGTTCTGACCAACTGCTCTAGCCTCACTAAGATATGTAGGAGAAATCTTTCCAGTGTTTGTGCGAGGGACGCCGCTGATTGTAGCATTTGCCTTTTCTACCCTGCGGGACTCGCGGCGCTTGAAGTTATTGTCAAGGCCCTTGAGTGTCTTTAGTTCATCCCATGACTTGTTGAAGGGGTCGTTCTGTGACCACTGATCCTCAATTATTGCGTCTGCCATACTAGCGTCAATATAAATTGGCTCACTCATCCACTTCACCACCATATGTTTCTAGAGACTTCTTTGCTGCCGCGACTGCACCAATATCGTTCATGTTTGGAATCAGACCCTCTTCAAGTCTATCCAACTGCTCCTGATATTCTTCATCGGTGGCGCGGCCTGCTCCTGCATAGAACCATGGGGTGCCCTCAGGCTGACCATAGTGGGCGGCTGCTCGCATCAACTTAGCCATTTGAGACAGATCCCCCTTGACTGATGGAATGTTAAGTAGACGACCATCGCCGTCCTTGAACAGGTGACCATCAGGAAGTCGCCAGAAATATAGGCCCCACTCGTATCCAAAGTGCTTCCTCTGAGCGTCACCTACGTTTTCTACCGTTACCTTGGTTTTACCAATTGTTGGACGCTTTCGATTGCTCATAACCACTATTGTACCAGATTATGCTGGTTTTTCGCTAAACATTGACCATGACGCTTCCGTTATAACCTTTACTTCCTTCTGCTTCATGGACACCTTCATTCCATCATCAACAAGGAGGCTGTTTGTTCCCATATAGGCATCAAAGATATCTTCTGGGGTGGATGAGAAGTCAATGTCTGTGCCAAGAACGTAGGCGTACTCCCAAGAGTCTCCTGTCCAGTATTGCCAGATATTGGGTGGGGTTCCAGTGACGGCTGGATCAATAACCACTCCATTCCATGTTCTTCCAATGATCGTAGACTCAATTCCAAGGCCGTCCGACTGGTAGAAGGAAACGTTGTTAAAGACCCAGCCGCCATACAGGGATATGCCACCTTCATCGTACTCATCATAAATAAGTTCATATGGTAGAGAGATTCCCACGGCTGCCCACTCATTATTTGTAAGAGAGAGGGTTCCAACATATCTTCCATTCTGGTAAAACTCTGATCCAGTAAGGCTTGTGTATTCTGTGTTGACTACTCCAAGAATTGGATATGGTCCGTTTTGAATATTAAAGTATTGTTCGTATGAACTGTCGGACAGGCCACCGTCGTACCCGCCAAAGTAGGATGGTGTTGTTGTAGACGGCGTTCCTCCATCAACCAGAACTGCCGATGATCTAGTGTATGCACTGATTACCGCTTTATCTCCAACCTTGTCTGCAATAAATGTGATAATTCCATCTCTATGCTTGATTTCCAAAAACTTTATGCTTGAAGTTTCTTCCTTAAACTCAGGCTTAACCATCATTTGCAGGGCGGCGACCTTATAAACGAACGCCCCACTCTCATTGATTGGCAGGAATACTTCGTTTGCGGTAGGCATGGAGGTAGATGTATAGGTTTCCCTAGATGGTCTAATTCCAGAACTCTTTGTGGTAAAGATGTACGGTGTTGAATTCTTGTAAATGACATAAGGACTCTTCCACTTTGTATCAGTTATTCCACCGTACACATCTGACTGAGGATAAATCTTCTTGCCGAATCTGGTACCTAGTTGAGTCTTATTATCTGATGAGCCGTCGATAGCGTTGTAGTTAAAGTTCTTTGCTGCTATCTCAAACTTCTTTATCTTTAGAGGATTCTTGAGAATAGATCGCTGATTGATAATGAGGTGAACGACCATTGCATAATCCTCAAAAGGCAATGCCTTTGGTGGAAATACAATGGTATTGTCTCTAAACGTGAAAACAGTGTCATAGGCCTTGTACGGTACTGCCCCTGTGTTTACTGCATCTGCATCTACAACAAGTTCGTTAATATCTACTGATGATCCATAGGTAAACGATGAAAGCGGCTTGTTTGCACCCTCAGCCAACGACTGGAAGGTGATGTATGACTGAATTGCAGACTTTGATACGTCTACCGTATCTCCAGTAGTATTGTTTTTCTGTAGATTGTAGTAATTGCTAAATGGTCCAGCGGTAAGGGAGGCATAAGTTGGGTATGTCTCAACAATGTCATAGTATGTCCACACATCTGTTGAAATGATAGACGTATATCCAATGTTCATTTGGAGCATGTCCAAATCGTATACCAAGTCACCGTTCTCATCACTAACGTAACTTGCAAAGAATGACAGCGGGAAGTATTCCTCCCATTCTGATTGAACAGAAATGTCAAGGAATAGTTGACCGTACTCGTATTCTGGAACAAGCGTATAACTGGCAATGTGATCAAACATGAACTGGTAGTCTGCCGATCTTGCCAGCCCCTGAGCAAGCGCCTCTACGTCTGTTGGCAGAGTGCTTCCAGTAATATCGTCTGATGTGTAAAAGTGCTGCTTGATCATGTCAAAGTTTGTGTTATTGCAGAATCCAACAATATAGATCTTTCCTTCAAAGGTATTCTCTCCGTCGCCGCCGACGAAAAGTTGAATTGATGATGGACTTGAGAAGAATTGAGAA